CGTTTCATACAAGTTGGTCCCAAATACCAACGAAGCCGTTCGCCGATCTGTCACAACTCGTTTGTGCCAGGTTTATGGTGATGGCTATCGCCAGACTGAAGGACCAGAACATCTGACGTATACCGATCTGACTCCATTCCATGAAGTTCAGGTTCCGTTCTATATCACATCACGACGTGGTTTGTGTAATTACGAAGCGCCGACCGTGTATAGTGCGACTGATGTTCGCCTTGGGATGTTAGTGAAAACTGACGCCCCTGCTGGCATGAAAGCCTATGTTGGTGCCAAGGATGATTTGACTTTCGGATTTTTGTTCGGATGTCCTATCTACGGCGCTAATATCACACCGTCTCGTGTGGACCTCGACTGATGTCGAAACCAATTAAGTTGGTTGAGGTCTACCCCGGAAGTGAACACCGGGATGCTGTTCACAGTCCCTTCTGGACAAAATTTTCTCGCACACAAAGGAAGAAACACCATCACTCGTTTGCTCCATAAAGCTTTGGAACAAGTGAGCGTGTGATGGGTTTAGTAGCCTGAGTTAGAGGAAATTCTAACAACCCGCTTCGTGCGGAGCATTGTAGTGGTAGTACCACCCTGCGCGGCGAAGGAAGAGCTTACCCGCGTTTGTATTGAGCTCGCGTTACGACACCTCCTATGGAATGTCAAAACAAAAACCCAATCTCTATCGTTTCTGCTTCTTCGGAAGACGCTAAGGTTCACAGCGTATGTGTGAACCACTCGGCTAAGACTGGGCTCCGAGCCATGTTGGGTTCATCAGAACCTTTCATGCGCTTTGAGCATGTCGTAGCCATGTTCGATATGTCAAAAAGGCAACAACTTAAGTTCGCACGAATGTCCGATATCCAACGTACTTGCTACTTGTTGGATAGAGTTCGTCGTGTTGAATTTTAGGCGTTGTCTGATTACAATCCGATGCGCGTCGTCGCCGGAACAAACCGCCTTCTCGAGGAAACTCGGAAGGTGGTGCGTGAGGGCGGTGACAAGGCGATGAAGCTCATCGAGGACAGCCAGGTCATTATCGAGTCTCTTAAAGGAGTTCTCGGTAGTGTCACGGCTGCCGTCGGTGATGGTGTTGTTGGCGTGTTGGTCAAGATCGTAAAGGTCTTAGTCAATTTCGCTTTGGCAGCCCCAGGTTTGCGCTTGATCTCCCTGTTCTTCAACTTGTTGGCCGAATTTGGATCTGAAATTTATGCTGAGGTACGTAAGTACTTTGGCGTTGTCAGTTCTGATGTGGTCTCTGTTGAGTTGCAGGGGTTTAATCTTGAATCCTTGGGTAGTCTGACGGAGTTTGTCGGAAGCAACCGCACTATGTGCGCTGCTGGTCTCGGTAGTCTCATTGCCACAACTATGATGTGTGCTCTGGGTCTGCCGAAGTCGAAAGACACTGATGCTGTCATCAAGTACTTTGGTGACAGGTCTCGTAATTTGAAGGGTATCTTCGACTTGGGTCGTGTTGCTATCCCGCTGTTTACTGCTGTTGGGGATTATATTCTCAATGCAGCGTGCGGTGGTTTGGCTCAGGACAACGAGTTGAATGATTTCCTTTCG